GGGCGGCGGGGGGTACCCCCCAGGGTGCCGCCCAAGAATTCGCCATGGTTTGGTTGCGACCTGGGGTTTTGCGGCTCACCAATCGAGGAGCGTGTCAGTCGCCCGGCGCCTACCATCTGAGCGTTCGGAGTTGCATTTTCGGTGTGCTGGTCGGGTTTCACCCATCAAGCCGCCTCCGGTGGCGAGTGCGATAATGTGGTCGAGCGTGAAAGCCATCTGGTGGGATACGGGTAGGGCCATGTTGATAGGATCACCGCAAATCCAGCAAACAGCTTTCGAGGGGTCGCGCTCTAGCTGCCGTCTGACTCGTTTGACTCGCTCACGATACTGATGTGTGACTTTTCTCACGTTACGCTGTTTGCCCATGGCTCAGCCCCTCTAGGTATAGCTTGGTTGCATACGATGCTTGCAGCTTTTCCCACGTTGGCCTGCGAACATACCGTGAGCGAAGCCCTTTGATACGCCAAATGGTGTCCTTGGGAAGCCCAACGATTCTCCCGATTTCCCGGAGCGAGAGATCAAGCGGAACAATCTTCGCCAGCAGCTCCAGCGCCTGAGCGATAGGCACAGTGCCGCCTCGTGGCGCTGGCGGCAATCGGCGACTCAGGAATTCCTGGTGATGGCGGGCGCAGAGCCCAAGGCTCGCCGGAGCATTAGCGATTGCCGGTAGGTGGCAAGTGATATGCAAACATTTGCTAGGCATTTCCCCCCCGTAGCTGTGCGTGTGGTACCATAGATCGTGTTTCTCCAATCCCCCCGCTAATTATGGCGGGGGTTTTGGTATATGCAACTTCTGGTCACCCAGATGCTAGTATAGCCGGTGTGGCGTAGCCTACAATATGGGATATGACGAAACCCCACCAGGTTTTCCCTGGTGGGGTTTACTTTATGTCAGAGCAGCAATACAAGGGCTACCACTGCTCTAGGAATGTGCGCCATCCCTCACCGAAAATCGCGGTGATTTCCTCTGGATCCTCAAGGCTGGTGTAGAGGGCGCCACCATCAAGGTAGCTAAGCTCGACCGTGCCAGCGGGCGGATCATTAGAATACGGCTCCCGATTATCGGTATATCGCACGATGCTGATAGCGATTTCCTCATGGTCAGGGTCTGGGCGAACTGCGTTCCAGTACAACTGACCTTGAATATCAGTGCCGGTTTCTGACCAAGCTAGGGCTTCGAGGTCGTAGGTTTTGAGCTGGTTGCTCATGGTGTTTCTCCAATCTTGGATCAGGTGGGAGGCTGTTTCTCCCGTGTGCCTGATGATTTTAAGTATACAAACCCCCGGCTTATTTGTCAAGTCCCCTTGTGTGGCGGGGGTGATGTGGGGGTGAAATGGTGGGGTTTGGGATAGTCAAGCGGCTAGCTGGCAGCACTGATTATTTGACGCACTCGTTCGCGTGATATGCCGGTGAGCTCTGCCAAATGGGTGTTCGGCGTGCCCGCAGCTGCCAGCTCACGGATCAGGGCATCACGCTCAGCCGTGGTGGTTTGAACCTCCCTGGTCAAGGTGTCAAAATAGCGACTTTTTCCGTACAGCTCTGCAAGCTGCGGCGTGGATGGGGTGATAACGATCAGCCGGGAGGGGGCAATATCGTAGCAGGCGGCGGCATAATCAGTGAGTCCATTATCGTGAGCCGGTGGCTCCGGCAGTTGGTAGCCCCGGCGCGCTCCGTAGGCGGTGAGCATGGCTACGATAGCGTCGAAATCCTCGTGGATGTATGTGGGAAGGCCCTTTTTTCGTGGATGGATAAGGTACATGGTAGATTCCTTTCTACTCCTGTTATTGTGAATAGCTGGGGTGCAGCTCATATCCCCCACCTGGTTTCACCTGGTGGGGGAATTTTTAAGCGCTTCTGCTATTCTTCGTCAAAATCCCAGTCAGAAGCGTTTTCGGCGGCGTAGTTGTTGGCAAATTTTTTCCATGCCATTCGGCCAAAGAGTGCATCCAGTACAGGCCAATCACGGCTGCTTGTACTGCAAAAATGCTTGCGACCTGCGGTTACGAGGATATCGGCGTGCGGCTCTGGCTGTTCGTAATCAAGGTATGTGAGTGCTCGAAGCGTCACAATGTTATTGTTTTCACTATCAGGGTCCGCTGGGGGGGCAGCGTAGAGGTCCCGGGTGATGCGGTAGAGCCGCGGATCTTCAAGGTTTGCTGTGATTTCAACCTCGATTTCGCCGCAATTTCGGGTTTCTTCCCAGTTCAAAGCGCTGATATCGAATGCGGGTTCAGGGTTGTTGCGTGACCGGTGGTCGTTTTGGTGTGGGTCTAGCATGCGAAAATGTCCTTTCGAGATCTGGTGTTTTGCGCGTTTTGGTAAGCGATGCGCGCCCCCGCTGTTGCCGGGGATAATAAGCCCCGGCGGTTTGGGTTACCGGCGTGTGGTGAGGTCGTGGGCTGCGATTACGGCTTGGTATGCGGTTTCATCCTCGTATGCTGGTGCGATAACCAGATGGTCGCCATCTGGGCTGCGGAGGACGGTTTCGGCGATGCCTTGCAGGTCGAAATCGCAGGCGGTTTCCTCTCCGCCTAGGTAGGGGATCAGGTCCAGATCAACATAGGCCTGGTGGTTGATCCAGTAGGTGCCGGTGTCCCAGGTGCGGGTGATTTCGCCGGTGGTGGCGTCGATCTCGTGGATCATGGTGTTTCTCCAATCTTGGATCAGGTGGAGGGTTTATTCCCTCTCGTCTGCCTGACAACTATCAATATACACACCAACCAAATTCCTGTCAAGCCCTATTGCGTAACGGGGGTGATGTGGGGGTGAAATGGTGGGGTTTGGGCTGGTCAGAGCCTTTAGTTATTTGGGACTGGCTTTTTGATCTTTTTATGTTTTATTTTTCACGCAACCCAGCTAAAAAAGCCTGACCAGGGGTTTTATTTTTGAAGCGTCTGAAAATATAACCCTTCTTCAAAAAAGAAAAATAAGTTAGATAGCCGGTTCGTTTGGGTTATCTCCCTCACCTAGCAGTGGGTAATCGTCTAGATGCTCTGCGGTTCTTCCCTCACGCACATGGTTGTAGCAGCACTTACACAAGCCGCGGGCTTCGTATGGCTTCAAATTTTGACATCTTAAACACACGTGAAGTCGCTGGCTGCGGCTCATTTTTTACCCCTATCCTCATACATGGCAAATGTGTCACCATGGATAACAACGCTTCGCCTGGGCCTGCGCCCGGTCTCCTCGTAAAACACTTGCCGTAAATTTGCGTCAGCCATTTGACATGCGGTTTTGTCAATTTCGATCATCGTCATTCGGTTGTGATATAGGTCATCTAGTTCATCAGGAGTTAACCCTGATATCTGCATCAATCGTGCTAGATATATTCCAGTTCCCCCAAAGGGGTCGGTTACCTGAACCTGGGGGTCAGCAAAACTCATGCCCCGGCGTTTTAGCACGTCAGCTAGGGCTCGAATCTGAAAATCCACGATCTCTACAGGCGTGACGACTACGCCATCCTGCTTGCCGCGAGAAGCGTTTTTAGCAGCGGTGTAGTCCTGATATGCCTGAGCTAGAATTTCTTGCCAAATCACTTTAAAATCAGGCTTTTTATCCATTTAGCTGCCTATAGAGAATCTGCGTATTGGATGGGCCATAAGGAGGATAATGTTTGGGTTTATCCATGTCACAAGAATGAAACTTACCAAGGCGCGAAAAGCACGCATCTTATCAATTATTAGTTCAAACTGTTCATGGATTTGAACTATCATATCCATTTTTTCTACTTTTTCTACAGTGATACGCCCTTTTCGCCGGTCCCACTCTAAATATTCATGGAGTAAATCGCTCTTCCAATTGTCTGTATTTCCCAAATTAATCACACCTTTTATTGCCTGAATCGTTTAAATTCCAGCATAATAGGGTGAACACTATGTTTTTCCCCGCTTTCGTCTTGGATGTTTATTCGCGGCGGTTGCCCTCTCCGTGGCGGCTCCATGGATAAAATAGTGACCTCTTCGACAGTACCGGGCGAGTTTGGACAAAAATAATATTTCCTGTATTCAGCGATTGCGCCTTGGAAAACACGGTTAAATGCCCTGTCGCCGTACTCGTAAAAGGCGAAAAACATATCCCTAATTGCGTCAAGATTAGCGCCACCGATAGGGATTTCTAAAATTTGTTCTTCATCGCCATTTTCAGCCATTATTCCTCCGTTAAAACTAATTCGATATCATGTTCTTTGTCGTCGATAGCGGTAAGTAATCGTCCATCTTGGTCGATAAAAAATGCTTCCCAAATTGACCATGTGACTTCGGTGAGGTCACCAATGTCTTTTTTGGAATTTGCTTTTTCGATGCCTGCAAAACGGTATTTATCACCATTTTTACCGGAGAATACCTGACCAAATAATTCGCGGTTTACTAGGCGCCCGGCTTGTTCTAAATCAGTTATTCGACTCCCAATTTTCTTCTCTAGACTCCACATGATTGAACTCAACGTTTGACCGTTAAGCTTTTCACCAATCAATTCAGCTATTTCACTCATTATTTGCATCCTAACCGTAGTCCAACAGGGGTATTAGGGCTTTCAACTGCTTTAAGCAGGGACCCATTCGTATCAATGAAATTGATCTCCCAAATCGGCGATGGCACTTCCATGAAATCAGTCATTTTATCCTCGATAATGCCCGATAATTTTATGCCGGCGAATTTATATTGGAACCGATGCTGGTCTGTAAATGTCCTTCCGAACAATGTTTTATTCATCACACCTGCTATTTTCCTCAGGTCGATGACACGAATGCCGACTCCGGTGTAGGTAATCAATAGTATTTCGGTTAAGGTTTTTCCAATAATATTTACGCCAAATGCGCTGTTAATAATAACAGAATTTTCATCCATTATTTTCCCCTATTCTCCAATATTTAAAACAGGTTTGTTGAAAACCGTAAACGACGTTTTATTATTTTTACCATGCCTGGTCCCATAGAGCATTGGATAGGGCGCTAGCTCTAAAACCTCAGCTAGCGGGATGTTTTCTGAGCACCATTTTAGCGTGAGAGTGCCGCCCGGTCGGAGCACACGGAAGCCTTCCGACAGCCCAGCCGATAGGTCTTCTCGCCATGTGGTGAAAAGGACACCGTATTTTTGCCTCATCCAACCAGTTTCCCCTGCTCTGGTAAGATGCGGAGGATCAAAATTTACCAGGTCAAAGGTATTATCTGGGAATGGTAGCGCACGATAATCAAACCTGATATCCGGTTTGATATCAACCCGCCTACCATCTGAGAGAGTATGGCTTTCCACTCGCAGATCACCGTAGATAGTATCGGGATTGCTTTTCTGGTGCCACATCATGCGTGAACCGCAGGTCATATCCAAAATCACGGGACCATCCCCGCATTACGAGTGAGCCCGGCGCGCACCCTGTAGGCCTGCTTTTCCGGCGTATCGGGATAGTCGGTATCGGTTGCCCATTCAGCATAATCTTCTGGCTGACTTCCGGCGTCTGGGTCACCCCAATAGCTGCCGGCTACTTCGATGTAGTCGAATACCTGTTCGGTGATTTCATGGCATGGTAGGCAGATCTTGAGCTCGTAGATGCCCACGTCGATATCGGTGTATTTTTCGATTCGGTATTTTTCCCTGGGCTGGATCAGTCGGTGGCATGCCCAGCAGCGGTGTTCTTTGCGGGCGCGCCGGGTGCGGGCGTCGATTTTGTTACACATTATTGGTTGTCCTTATAGATTTTGAGTTGCGCGCCGGGCTGTTGAGGAATGGCGTCGTGGCGGTTGAGGTAGCGTTTTTTGGCTATCCATGTGGTGATGCGGTTTTGGTCTTTGAGTACGCCGGTTTTTTTCAGTGATCCTCCCAGGCTGTGGCATAGGTCGTTTAGGTAATCACCGGTTGCTGGTAGTGGAAATTTCGGGTGCCGCGGCGCGGGGAGTAGGAATATTGCTTCTACGATTACGGGTTCGTCGATTGGGGCGATGAGCTGCCGATTTTTGAAAACGGTTAGTTGCGCCTTGGTGACTTCCCGCCATTGGCGGGATCCCGCCCCCTCGTCGCGTTGTGATTTTGGCGGTTTGGGGTGCCCAATAATGCGGCATTTGAATATTAGTTCGCCTCCCTCTGGCAGAGGATCGTTGTAGCGTGGCGTGGGCCTCCCCAGGCGGCTGATATCGGTCACTATTTGCCTCCTGTCGTGGGCGCAGTTTCGGCGCCCTGGTGGGCTGCTGGTGCCTGGTTTTTCGTGCTAGCAGCAGGCTGGTGCCGGCTCCACCGTGCCTGTAGCTGTTCCCTGAGGGCGGAGGGCATGCCCCGGCGCGGCTCCGGCGGCGTGGCCACGATTAGCGGCACTTCACCGGTGTGGTCGCAATGTGTAACAACCTGGTGACCGTTCGAATCGGTGACCGTTATCATCCCAAGGTGATCGCAGAGGTCACAAGCGTTTATTGCGGTTTTCCGGTTTTGTTTTTCCGTGTGGGCACGCTGTTTGAACCATTCGCGGGCTCGGGCGCAGCCGTGGCATGCCGGCACTTGTTCGCGTGGCAGTCCGGCGTGGTCGCGGCAGCGGGGATCCTCTGGGGTGGACCAGTCGGCTGGGTTTGTCCCCTCGGCGCGCTCTAGCGCCCGCTGTGTGGGGCGGGGGTGATGGTTTTGGGTGTGGGTGCCACCGGTGGCGGGTTTGGCCCACTGGGAGGCTTCTAGGGGCAGATTTTCGTGTGTGCTAGGTAGCTGCGCGCGGCGGTTCTCCAGTGCTGCGAGTTCGGCCCAGGGGTCTTCTGGCACTTCTGTGGCGGCGAAATCGCCTAGATTTTGCAGGTTAAGCCCTGGTTCTTCCGGGAATTCCTCCGGGTTACACATCCAAATTTTCGGCTCTTTTTCCTGCTCAACCTGGTTATCCTCCCCGCTTTGCGGCGCGCCGGTTTGGTCGTCCTCCCGATGCTTCGCGGCGGCTGGGATTGGGTCCTCCGGCTCTGGCTCTGGATCTGGTAGCGGGGTGGGTGGTGTGGCGGAGGCGCTGCCGGCGGTAGCCGGCGTGGTCCCACTGGAAATTTTTTGGGAGGAGGGTTCCCCAGCTCCGGGATCACCCAGCATGGGGCCAGCCTCGCGTGTGCGCGCGCACGTATCCCCTCCCTTTTCTTCTTCTTGTACTTCTTCTAGGGGAAACGATGACTCGCGCGCAACCGATTTGTTTTCGTCACTGTGGTGTCCGTCGATGACCACCGCGGATTTTTGCAGGTAATGGGAGTTCCGGCTGCGAGATTTGCGTTTCGAATCGCGGTTTTTCTCTCGCCGGTTTTCCACCTCTTCGCGGGACAAATTGTAGTCAAAATAGTCATGAATGAAGTACCTTTTGATACCGTTTTCGACCTGTTCGATCCATAATCCACGCTCCATGAGTTGCCGGATTTGAGCTTTGGTTGCGTTCAAAAATTTCAGTCCGGCGTGGTCGATCCAGCCGTTCGTGAGACCGTTTTTCACCCATGCAAGCCCTTTTGACCAGAGCCCGTATGCCGCTTGGGACAGCCCAGCCATACGCGGGTGGAAAAGTGATGAGCATTCGAGTTTGGCGTAAGCCATTTTTGATCCTTTCAAACAGGTTTAATATTGATTTTTATGATGATTTGTTTCAACGTTTTTGATGATTGTTTTAATCATAATCGCTGCATCTTGTACGATGGTTTCAAACCGTAATAGGTTTTCGGTATCTTGTCAAGCGGTTGATCTGGTGTGATATAGTCAAGTCATGGATGACACCAAAATTATCGCCGAAAATATTGTTCGCTACCGGGTGAAAGCTGGCTGGTCGCGGGCGGAATTCCAGCGGCGCCTAGCTGAAACGAAAACGCCAATTGGTATAATGCCGCTGCGCCAGATTGAAGCCGGCAAGCGTGATCTTCGCCTCCCGGAGGCGATAACTATTGCGAAGCTTTTCAATATTCCAGTGGAATTTTTAGCGATTGAGCAGGTGGAAGCTGGTAATTCCGGCATGACGCTGGATTCAATCGTGACGTTTGCCGCTGCCCAGGCTACGCAGGCGGCACAAGCTGCGGAGGCGGCGCAAGCTGCTGCCGCCATGGTCGCCCTGCAGCGTGCGTATGCCTCAGATGATGAGAAAGCATTTCGAAAATCTGATCTAAGCAATGTGGGAAACCCCGCCGAATAATACCGAATTCAGATAGTAAAGCCGAAGCCCCTTAGTGGGGCTGTTTTCATAGGGCCTGTTTATCATTTTCGGGTGAGCGCTGCCGCACCAGTCTGCGTGATCTCTCGCTCTGGCGTGATATAGCCCGCGGCCAGCATTGCTTCCATGCCGGCGCGGGAAACTTTATTCCCCGCTGCGTACCGGCGGAGAGATGCTAGAGCTAGTTTTTGTTCGAATGTTTGTTCATTCATTAGTCTTTCTCCTTTGTCACTGTGACTTTTTGCGCCATCCCTAGGCGGCGGCGGAGCTTGGGAACCACCTTTGTTTTTGTCCAAACCTTGAAATTGTTCGCAAGTGGGGAATCGCTTTTACTGAGTGCTTGAAAAAGGCCTTTTTCGGTAATTACTTGAAATGATTGAGCATTGCCACCGCGGAATTCCATCAATTGGTAACGCTCACCGTCTGCTGGCGCTGCGAAATCATCAGGGTCAGAATGGCCTAGAACTTTCGCTACAGTATCAACTCTCCAATAGGGCCTATTCTCAAATATTGGTACTCGAATTTCCGCGTATTCTTCGGGGATACCATTGGGGTGAAATTGAAAAATATAGGTTTCGCATGGTGATGAATCCATTATTTTCCTTTTTTTTCGCAGAATCTCAGTATTTCAAGCCACATGCTGCGGTAGAAATTTCGCTCTGCCCATGCGGTTAATTCTGAATCTCGTAAAATAGCCTTATCGAACATATTAACTAGTAATGCTGCCGCGGCCATTGCGGTAACCAGGGGGTAAATATCGTATTGATTATTCGGGCAGAAAAACAAGATCACGTGCGAAAACGAAGCAATACCAAGTAGTACTGAAATCGTTTTCTCGAAGCGTGACATGCACGACCACCCTTTTCGAACATAACGAACAAACTTTCGCATAGAATACTCCTATCTAGATATTGCCGCCCTTGACACCTCAGGCGGGGCTCCCCGGCGCGCCGGGGCATTTACTATGCTTCTTCCTCTTCTTCGTAGTCGGGTTCGGCGAATGCTTCGGGGTCAATTCGGCGGCGAAACGCCCGCTGGGCGTAGATTTCTGCTTGGTTGATGTGATGCATAGTGAGTTTGAAATCGACTATTTCCTCGGGGGTTTCTTGGTCCGGTAATGTGCCGAGAAGAAAGCCGGTAAATTCATTGAATTTCAGCAGCATTTCCCGTTCGATTTCCCACAATTCTTTTTTAGCCATTTTGCCTATTTTTCCCTTCTTGATGCATGTTTAGTGAGACCTTGGAGAGGATATAAGCCTGTTCAAGGGCACTAAATACGAGGTTATTAATTTCTGCGTTATCTTCCGGCAAAATCATTTTTAGGCGTTGTTGAATCCAATATAATTGCACTTGGATTTTCGTTAAGACCAGCTCTTTAGGTAGCTCTTCCAGACGCTCCAGCATGCCACGCGAATTGGTATAAGGCATGCCCTCAATTTGGTTAGCTGCCACCTCTCGGATAGCTGCTGCGTACGGCTCATCGAGGATCTGAGTAGCGGGGTTTAAGTCGTCGTATGGGATCAGGTCTTTGTGCGTATCATTTGGGCGGCATAGTAGCCGCCATGCAGCCCAACCGTCGTGAACATTTTCCGCTGTGGTGTTTAGCCCTGCTACTCGTAGCAGTAGTGCATAGATTATTTCTTGGCCTGGTAGCAGTTGCCCGGCTACGTGCGCCCTGATTTTGCCGGCGTCTTCCTCTAGATAGGTGATTATTTGCTCCTCAGATTTGGTATCAGGTTCGATATTTTCGAGCTTTTGGGGGTCGACCATTTCTTTTCCTCCTTGTGTTTACTGCTGCACTAGCGGGCGTGCCCGATTGGTATATTGCGCTGGTTGCGGGAGCTCAACGTTCCCGCCTGTTGCGTCGATTAGTGCCTCCTGGGCTTGGGCGATGGCTTCCGTGACCCCTTCTCGGAGATCGTAGCCCTGGGCTGCATATAGCTGTAGTTTTTGCAGCACAACCACGAGCATATAGAGCTTGTCCGGCGCGCAATCCCAGGGGATAAACATGGGTAGCATTTTCACTCCTTAATTAAACGTGGCGTTTTTACTAGCAAAATCATCAATATCAATTGTGCTAATTCGCAAACACCGTCTTTTATCGGAGGAAAAATAGCTAGCCCTGAGCTGTTTTTCATCAATCAGTTTTCGAATTGTTGATTCCGAAATGCCCATATAGTGGGATGCCTGGGCGATTGAAAGCCATAGTTGGCCCCGGGCTGGTGGTCTTACTTGCGAACTCATATCCTCTACTTTCGTATAATTTCCGTATTTTTAGGCGCATTTTTTCTCTGGCTAAAATCTTCCTGCGGAACTCTGACCTCCCTATTTGACGAGGGTAATAATAAAATACTATTTGCCCCATGGGTTTTCACCTGGGCCAAATCGAAAATAGCGCTTTTCATACTCTTCAAGGATCCGCCCTAAAAGATCAAGGGGAAAATGGACTTCTTCGCCCTTATTTTTCAGGCTCCACATGGTTAAAAACCCGCGGTTAATAATGATGTGAAGGTGGTCAAAATTGCATATTTGATCCGCCTTTTGCCCGGCAGCAATCCCATGGATTTCCCATATGCAGCCCAGCACTTTCACATCCTGCGGATAGAGAAGAATTTCGCCCTGCTTAGTGATAATCCGAATACTTTTATTCGGGTACAGCATGACTGCTAAATCATCTTTAACGCTGATGATATCTATACAATTGCGGGCGAATTCTTCGGGATGTGGAAACATCATTTATCACCGACTCTCAGCGGCACTGGCGTTGGAACCGCAGTGAAAATTATGGCTTTTTCCCAGGGAGAATTTGCCAAATCGGCAACCGCTACCAGAGTGTCGAGGGAGGGCATGCGTTCCCTCTTACGCAATTTCCGCAACGTGTCGTGGGAGATTCCTAACGCTTGGGCGAACTCTTTTTCCGTTTTCGCCCCGGAATTTATTTTTGCCTGATCCAAAACAACAGGATCCAAATATTTATACAGCCCTTTAGTACTGCAATTTTTGCCGTCCATAAAGCAAGTATTGCCGATTACCCCTATTTATGCAATCTTTAGCAGTGATTTATGCAATATTTGCAGGCAGTAACCACTGCAAAGATTGCAGCGGGATTGACGTATCAATAAAATTGAGTACTATGTATATTCCGACTCCCCAGCCTCAACTGTGGCTGCGAACCATCACCACAGATAGCCAAAACGAATTATCCAGGAAAGTAGGAATACCCGAAAGGACCCTCTATAACCAAATACGTAAAGGTCGCCTGTCCGCCGAAAATGTCCTTAAAATAGCCGAAGTCTATAACATCCACCCCCTCAGGGCACTAATAGACAATGGCTACGTGGATGAAAAATGGGATAAAGACGTCGAAACCTACCTCACTGCCGCCTCTCCGCGGCAACTCGCTGACGCTATGATAAAAATCATAGAGGACACACAAAAACGTGCCGGAATCATCCCCAAAGAATTCACCGACCCCATCGAATAAACAAAATGCCCCGGCGCGCCGGGGCATAGAGTGTGTTTTTGTTTATTTCAGCCAGCCGAATTCCCGTAGGATTCGGCGGATTTTTTCGGCGGTTTTCGTCTGGAGTTCTTTTGCTGCCCTGTTTTCTAGGTGTTTTTCGGGCCCGGTAATCATCGGGATCATAAAGGTATGTTTTTTCTGGGTATTTCCGAAGCTGATTAGCACGGTTTCACCGTCATTTAGTAGCCATCCAATCATGTCGTTTTCGTGTTTTTTGGGGGTTTTGTAGATTTCGAATTCGTATCCGTATTGGGCGTATTTGACGTGTTTTTCGATATCTTGGGTGAATTCTTTCACGGTGATATCAAGGCTGATTCGGTAGGGTTTTCGGGACTCTAAGCCGGACATTTTCTGGGGGTAAATCCTTTCTATGTGGTTTTACCAGGGTGTTTGTGCCGGGTTTTTGGGGCGATTATTTTTCGTATTCCAGACTCAAATCGACCTTATTCATGAGCGTTTCAGCTCTCCCGGCACGTACTTTCATATAGACGTTTGTGATGGTTTCGAGGTCGGTTTGACCTAATATTTTCCCGATTTCTTTCAGGTGGGCGCCTTGTTCCGCGAGTCTAGTTATTAGCCAGTTTCGGCCACAGTGTGGGTCGATGTCGGTGGTGACGCCGGCGTTTTCTTCCGCCCGGTTGAGGATTGACCGGTAGCTCGTGTCCATTATCGGCGCGCCGGATCTGGTGCTAGTAAAGAGCTGGGCGGTCCGGGGCCCTTCCTCGGTGCGGATCAGGCACTCGCGTGCCGGGTAATCGGCCATATGCTTTAGGAAATACCGTGTGTGTGAGCCCATAATGGGCACTGTGCGGCGCCCTGAGGCGGTTTTAGTGGATTGCCAGAGCAGATAGGTGTGAGGCCTCCCGGCGCGCTGTTCTACGAGCCGCTGGGCGTTTTGCCGGATCGTGACCATGATTTGTGGGGCATACGGCACCTCCCCAGCTACCCGAACATCTCGTTGTTCGAGTGCCACCGCTTCGCCTATCCTGAGACCGTGGAAAAGCACCAGTGAGGTAAGCGCCCGGTAGCGGGCTGGCATGTGCTCCATGATGGCGGCGAGTTCCGCATCAGTTGGTAGATGTTTGTCCTTGGTGTTTATCCGCCCGCCGGCGGCTTTGATATAGCAGGGATTGTGATCTATTAGGCCCTGCTCTACCGCGGCACTGAGCGCCGCCCGGAGGCGTTTATAGGCTTTCTGGTTGGTTGTAGGCGTGGGATAGGCGCGGTTTATGCTATCCCACCATTTATGTACTAGACTTTTATTCACGCCCGCTAGCGGCGTCACCGCGAAATCCTCGACCACAGATTTCGTTCCGACCCCAACGCCGCCGCTTGGGGGGAGCGGGCGCAAAATCCGATTATTTACCACTTTTAAATAGTCCTGCAATGTGGACTCTTTTATCGGCCTGATGCCGTGCCGTAACCCCTCGTAATATTGGATTAGCCACTCACCTAGGGTGATCTTTGTGCTGGCTTCCCGGCGCGCCGCTTTCTCTGCTTCCTCCGCCCGCTGCTTCGGGGGTGTCCATACACCTAACGCAATCAGCTTCTCCTCTTCCGCTAGCCAAGCTATCGCTGACCTGCGGGTTTTAAACGTTTCTGGGGCTTTGTATTTTGCCCCACGGTAGGTGTAGCGGGCTTGATAATTTTTCGATGGGAGCCGGCGAATGCTGCCTAGTGGGCTCAAATTTTCCCTCCTTCCTGGTCGTTTTTTGTGCCATTTTCATGCCAAATCTGCCGCTATCTGACACTATCTAACACTACCTGACGAGGTGCCGGGGGTGATATTTTCAGCTGTGGGGTTGGGAAAACCCCAGCTCCTGGCGTGGAACTGGGGTGTGATCGTGGGGCCACCGGGACCCCACACTTTACGACTATTTTACCTGCTTATCACGTTTCTACATGTTTGCTACCAAGGTGGCGTGCCATATTTATGCCACATAATCAAACGTTCTTTTAGCCATATTGTGCGCTTTCGTACGTCATGATCCATCCTAGATGCTTGAAAATCTCCCGGATATCTCTCCCTATCTGAAGCCAGCCTTCCCACTGTATTTCTTCCGGCAAATACTCAGATGGGCGCCCAATTTTGAAATACTTTCTTTCGAAGCAACTTTCGGACAAAATAACTAGGTGATTGGTTTCCATACGTATTCTTCCGATAACGTCACCGGGGTTCCGGCGGTATAGATGAATTGCGGAACCAGGCGCTAGGTTCGATAAGTAGCGTGGCGAGTTCTCTAGGAAAACTTCGTATTGCATCGTGGAAGCCGTCATTTATTTCTCTCCTTTTTCATCACCCGTGACGGCACTCCGGCGCTGTTCCCACCCAATATGGTCTGCTACATGCTGGGATATACGCGGCGCGCCGGGCGGATCTGGATAGGTATCTAGCAGCTCGAAGAGTGTTACTGCCACATGGAGCCGCATTTCACGCTCTTGCTGCATCGCTTCCATCTTAGCCTCTAGGCTGGTGACACGTCCTGTTAACCATTCTCGTAGCTCTTGCGAAGCCTTGTCGACGGCTTCGGATTTCCGGGCCAGAGCCGCCGATTCCGCAGCGTCTTTTTCGGCGTCTGACCGTGCCCAATCCACTTCCGCCCTGAGCTGGCCCATTTTGGTATCCGTATAGATCTTATACCAGGTGCCGGCGGCACCTATCAGGGCTAGTACAACCGCCTCCGTGGGGGATATAAGCTGCCATACGTGCGACCAAAACCCCCCTTGAGCCGCGACAATAGCTAAAGCTATACCGGTAAAATCCATTGCTCACTCCTTTTTTTCATCTATTTATATACGGATTTATGGCATGCGCCGGGGGTAGGCGACACGAGGTTTTACCAGCACAAACATACATTGCTACCCCCTAAAATAACCCCATTTCACAAGTAGGCTTGACAAGAATTTGGTTGGTGTGTATATTGGATCTTGTCAGGCAGACGAGAGGGAACCATCCCTCCACCTGATACTGATTGGAGAAACACCATGGCCATTATCGTTGCCACCCCGCCGCAGGTTGAAACCCGCTCTTGGACCCACCCACGCACCGGCGAAAACCGCCGCTACGTGCAAAACTGGAAAGAAATTATCGAATTTGAAGTGGGCTACTCCAACGCCGGGAACGTCACCTACTCCACGCTGAAGGGCGAAAAGGTCGCTCACGCCCGTGCTGCATCCCTGCTAAATGTCAAGGTTTGGCTGGATAGCCAGAACAACATTCATGTGGATCATCTTTCCGGCAAGGGTGCCACCCTGATTTCGGCGGAGCGGATTATCGCCGATATCGCCGAAGCCCTCAACCCGCCAAGCCTCACCAAAAAAGCGGAGGAGAAAGCCGCTCAGTGGGCGGAAAAAATCGCCGATTTGTGCAAAAAAGCTATCGGAACGCTAGAGGTCGCCGATTCGCTGGAAGAAAACCCGCAGATTACCCAGCCATGCGTGGATGATGCCCGTGAGCGGGCGGTAAAAACCGCCGAAAAAGCAGAAGAAATGCTTCGTGAACTGGAAGAACTGTCAGAACGGTGGATTACTGACTCGGTGAAAGAATCTTGCGAGAAAGCCCGCGAAGCGGTGAAATCCATGCGGGAGGGGCTCCCTCAGGCGGAAGCTGAGGTGGAAGAGGTTATCGAAGACGCTTTAGAACAGGAAGATAATGCCGCTGAAAAAGCTGCTCACGACACCTTTTGGGGATTGAAAAAGCAGGCTTACGGTCACGTGGATACCGCTAAAAAAGCCCTCGATGAGGCAAAAAGCACATTCGATGATGCTACAGCCCGGCGCGCCACAGAGTCTGCCGCTGCGGCTTTTGATGCCGCTACCAAAGCGTGTGAGGGCATGAAGCAGGCCAATGCTGAATATCCGCAGCCTAATGCTGGTTTCCTCCTCTCGATTCTGGAAAACGAGTTGGCATTCATCAAGGTGGGTATTCGCCAAATTCGTGCTGAATTGCCGGAGGCAGAAGCCCCTGCTGCGGAAGCGGAGGAAAAAGACTTTTGGTCACTGTATGACCAGGCATCACAGACTGTTGAGAGCGCCGGGGAGGATAGCGATGCTGCCGCTGAAATGGCGGAGAAGGGCGATGTGGAATCTGCTCAAGCGATGGTAGAAAGCAGTTCCGCGAAGATTGCCGGCACTAAAGCGCTCCGGGATGAAATGGTAGCCGTGTTGGGTGATGAGCCCGGCACTCGGAGCAATCGGCAGCACTATGTGCATCAGATTAACTACACGATGGCTAAAATCGTTGAGGAGCTCGAAGCCGTGCGCAACCAAATTGCTAAAGCGTCAACCGCGGAAGTGGTGGAAGAACCTACCGAAGAAGCGGACCAGGATTCCGTGCTCAACGATCTTCTGACCAGCGAAAACGAAAACGAAGAGGGGAGCCGGCTTACTTTTGACGAGGCTTCCCGTGAGGTATCAAAAGCGGTTCAGAAGGATATCGAGGAAAAGTTCGACCGGGGTATCAATTCGGCTAAAAATCTTCGGGCTGCTGGCGCCACCGTGGACGCCGATACCATCGTGAAGCGGCTGGAGAAATTGATTATGGGATACCCGGTTGAAAACGAGCGTGACCAGCGTCAATATGACTATTTCACAGAGGAGATCAAAACCATGGATCACATCAAACCCCGCCAAAAAGGCGATATCGTGCGAACCCTTTTCGGCGTGAAGGAGGCAGAAGCCGTGAATGAATTGCAGGCAATGTACAAAGATGCCGTAAGACTTCTCGATGATGCGGAAGCCCTGATTGAAACAAAACCGGTCAATCCAAAAACCATTGTTGAGCTGCTAGACGCTGCGAAAACCATTTACAATCAGGTCATTTCCAGCATTGAGAGCATCAACCCGGGCACGCTGGGGGCAAAACGCACACTCGATAACTTGCTGGCGGACTGCTACAAGCTGCGGGTACGCCGGGATCATATCGAGGAGAAAACCCCCATTTTCACGATGCGTCAGGCGCATGAGGTCATGGTGAATGGGAAGCGGGAAATCGGCGGGGATCTCAACCTTGTGCTGGACTGCCTGGGTGAAAAAGACCTCCTGCGTGCCAAATCGTTCTGTGTTCAGGCGCACGAATATTTGGAGCTGATGCGTGACGCTATGCGAATCATCGAGGAAGCCGGCAATCTCTCCCCTGAGGAGTACATGGCGATGCAAAAACGCATGCAGAGCGGTGAAACCCTGTACCGGGGGATTGAGGACCGGATCCGCCGGTGGGAGATGCACCAAGGATTGCACCACATGGACGATTCATGGCGGTGGATCCCATGCCCTCGTGCTGCTGAGCGGGGCGAAATTCAGGAAATCGCCACGAAACAAAACCCGGATTCCGGTATCGAGGTGACCCTGACTGTGCCGGAAACCAACTTGAACGCTACCGCGGTGCACATGACCATTATCACGAGGGATGAGAAAATGAACCCGGTCAAGCCCACCTACGATTCCCGCAGTGAGAGCGATTGGGACATTATGAATGACCTGCTAAGCAGCTACAATAACAATCCCGTGAGCTGGCAAAACGTTGCAAAAGATTGGGTTGAAATGCTCAAGCAGTGGCTCTAACCCCATAGGGGATGCCCCCCTTGAAACCACTAAGGGCCCCGTTTCCGGGGCCATACTTAGTGGATGAAAAAACTTGAACTAGCAACAATCATCGCTTCCAGAAAAATTGTACGAAATTTTGCCTGGTTTTACAAACTAAAAATCCCCCGGACCGTGAGAACCCGGGGGATTTTTAGATGGATTATGAACACCAGTTTTCCACTCTCGCTGCTATCGCTGCGTACCAAAAATCTACCACACTTATACCTGTAGGCGGAAACAGGAAAACCCCGCCTGATAGCGGGGCTCCCCTGATGAAAAATAAAAATGATGCACGGTCGATTATAGCAGGGTTTCCCCACCAGCAGTACCAGAACCACCAGTGGTGGTTTCTGACGCTTCTACGGGGCTGCTAGGCGGCTTCTCGGCTGCGCTATGGGCGGCGCCGCCCGGCGCGGTTTCACCGGCGGGTGTTGGCGTGAGGTCGGTTGTGGCCACAACGCCGCGGGGCCCGATTGGTTCGGTCGATATCGAGGTGAGGATCGAGTATAACGCTGCGGTGCCCGCTAGTCCCAGCATGACTTTCCACGGTAGGTCCATGATGAGCACGTCAGTGGTCCAGCATCCTGCTGCCGTCTGGGCTGCGGTGCGCAGGGCGCGCCCCAGGGCGTCCTTCCAAAATGTGATGGTCAGCATGGTTTATTCGGCTTCTTTCTGGGAGGGCTTCGGGGCTTCACCGGAGGGCTGGTTATCGCTGCCGGCGGTGAGGAGTTTTTCAATCCGGTCTAGCCGCTCCGGGAGCGTGGCCACGGTTCGGGCGATTTCCGGTAGGAGCCGGAGCTTGTCGGCGATGTAGTCGGTGAGGGTTTTCCCCTCGGTTTGTTTCCAGCCTGAGAATTTCGGCTTGTCGCCCTCCCATTCGGGGCCTACGAGTTGGTCCAAAATCCAGCGTAGCATTTGTGATTCTCCTTCGTTTTTAGTCATTGGGGCGGGCATACCGCCAGTGAACAGGTGTTCGAGTTCGGCGCGGGTGCCGCGGTAGGCGTTGATATCCACGTCATAGCCGGCAACTCGTGCGTTGGAGCCGAACTGCCAAATAGCGGGTTTCTGGTTTCCTAGCGGGTAATCCCACTGCGGGTGGGAGTTGCCCCCGTACAGGAGCCGCGGCGCGCCATGCGGGTTGTTACCGTAAGCGGCTACCCACATGGCGCCGAACCGGTGGGAATCCGGTTCACCACCGTGGATTCGCTGCTCCCACCAAGGCACATAGGTGTACACGCCGGGTACTCTCACCCCCATCATTTCGAACAGACGCTTAGCCTCCCAAATGTGGTCCTCCGTCAGCCCGGCGTCAGTCTCGCAATCTAACCACACCGGTAGCCGGTGGCTATCCCCCATGACCTCTAGAGCAGCACCTACCTGCTGCTGAATGCTGGTGCCCTCATTAGGGTTCCGCAAATAGCAGTAGGCGGCGCTCACGAGCCCCGCGGCGCGGGCGTCATCTACATGGCTACGGTAGCTACGATCCTGATAGGTGCCGTCACTGGTGCGGATAATAGCGAAGTCGATACCCTCATTGGCTGCGGCAACCAGGCTCATGCCGTCCTGGTGCTCTGATACATCTACGCCGAATATCGTACCGGTGACGTTATTCGGCACCGTGTTATACGGCAGCGGGTGCGGGCAACCACGTAGCCACTCCTCAGGATCCACCAGCCGACTACCATAGTCGTACTCGTGTACGCCTAGGTGTAGATGCGGACCGGTTGATTCGCCATTGCTGCCCACATAGCCGATGAGCTGACCAGCGTGAACCCAATCCCCCACCTTCAAGCCGGTAGCAAATGCATCCCACATGTGACCGTATTCGGTGCAGCCGCCACCCTCACTATCCGGGTGGTCAATCACGATCCACTGCCCATATCCCTGGGCTGAGCCGATATACTGCACCGTACCGCCGGCACATGCGTAGAACGGTGTGCCGTCAGCTGCCCCGAAGTCCAGACCACTGTGATGGGTGCCCCAGCGGGGCCCAAAACCGCTAGTCAAGGTGTACGAGTCTTGAAGCATTGGCCACTGTCTGGCCATGATAATTACCCCTCCCTCAGTAAAAAATATTGCCCCCATATTCAACCCGGCGCGCCGGGGAGACTGCGTATATGCGACAAACCCCACCAGGGGGGCACCTTGGTGGGGTTTAGGCATAAAAACGGGGGCAGCATGCTTAGCATACTGCCCCGGATACTCCTTCACCACATGGGCGACGAGCTACTAAAACCCTAACCCACAACCCGGATATTGCACAAAAACAGCGGAAAGCCGGACCACCTAGATAGGAAAGTTTACCTGCTCATGGCGCGGATAAAATCTATTTCCTTCCCCTGCTTTGAGAGTTGATTCCACACACCACGAGGTGATTTATCAGGCTGGGAAAGCACCGGAGTCATAGTGAATCTTTCGGGGGTTTGTTCGAACTCCACCCGCATGACCCTTAGGGTTTGTTTTAGCCCGGGAATGCCTAAATCCACCTCAACAGTGTGCCCTTCCCAGATGGTTTGCATGTTCGAAAGCGATTTCGGACCGATAGCAAAAGGCGCACTAGGGTTGAGCTCGATTTCCAGCTGTGAAGATTCCTGTAGGGAGTCGAAATAGGCATCGACGTTTGCGCTAGAGGTTTGAACCGCTTTCCCCCGGTGTTCCCAGCCACTGGCCCACAAGAATTTTGGCGTTTGTATACTGATATGGGATTGGTTTCCGACATCAGCGACCATTTCTTTCGCCTGAGATCCGAATGTTCGTAGCCGCCAGCTTTTTATATCACCGTTTCCTCGGCTTATCGTATAGGTGGGTTTCTCCGGGAATTTCAGAACCTGTACTCGGATCATCCAGCGACCTTCATGCCCAGGTGTTACAGTAAAATAAAACCCACGACTGGCTAATGATAGTCGTACCATATCGCCAATACTGTTGGACTCCTGATTTTCACCTGACCAAAATTCTGGTGACTCATCCCATTCAGGCAAGAAGACTTCAAAAAAATACCGGCGTGGCTCTAGCGTCATTCCAAGTTTTTCTGACATGAGTTTTTGCATCATGGTAGACCCATTTGCCTTGGTGACAGGGAAATTAAGCGGCATTGGTGTGCCATATACGAAGCCGCCACCGTCCACTAAAGTCATTTCCACTATCGGCGTGTCCTCAGTGTCATCACCTAAAATATTGACCTCACGAGGACAATACAGATTAATGCGACGATTAATAGTTACCTTCACTAAATAGCCGCCCTTGCAGTTTATTAGGTGGTTAATCTGAGAGGAATATAGGCAGCGGATAAACAAATCACATGGCCCATCACAAGCACCTATAGCACCTTTGATATAAGTAACATGAGGTAGCAGACCGAACGACTCCCCCCAGGCACTAACAATTTCAAGCTTGATAGGTTCACTATCCCATCCCCAGGGCGTCAAATATTCTGTAGCCAATTTCCTACCTCTCTAGAACGGTGTAGCATAACGTTGATGCAGCGCAACGTATACATCGTCAGCTAAATCTTTTGGTAAAATAACCCGCATATCATCTGAAAGTGGCGCCATAGGACCTGATATATACCCCCAGACCGGCAGCCCCTGACTCGAAACCTTCCTCTGCATCGGATCAGTCTCAATTGTTAAATAGCCGGTAAATCCTTTCGCTTTATTCGTTATTTGCATTAGACTGCCCTTCGCCCCAAACTCGGTTTTACTAGGAGTCTTCTTAATATTTCTAAATATATACGTAGGATACAGGGGAGCCGATTTCAAAAGCGCTAAATCCTTGTTGGACAGTGATTTAGTTAACTGTAATTCATCACCACTAACAACAGCTCCTCCCGTATGCTCAACGGCTACTCCATTGGAAAACTGCCACTGGAAAACTAATGTACCCCACCAATGGGAAAAATTACTTGTCAATATCCACGGCTCAATCGGCGGCTCAGCAAACCTCATGCCTGGGTCATACGGAAAGCTTGTACCAGGAACTTTAGCTAACCTAGCGTCAATATACACCGTGGTGCCATCTGGCCTATCTATAAGAAGCTTGCCATCTTTCAATGCCGAATTCGCTTGATTCCACCATTCCATATGCAAGTTGTACCATGCCGTGGAAGATAAATCCGGGTTGATTTGGATAGCCAAAGCAGGCTCTATTTTCCCATATTTCACCCCGCGAATATTCACACCAGATTCGTCATAGTTATAGGAGAATTCACCCATGAAATTGGAATTATTCATATCCAATTTCACACCCTGCGCACCCGTCGTTAAATTCCAAACCTTACCATTTGGAGCTTCCCAACGTACCGTTAACATTAAAAACCACCTCCACGAATCTGGGCAGCACGCTGCATCGCCTCAATCTCACGCAGCGGGGCTGTAGGGTCAGCAGCCACCACAGTGCCCACATGCACGGAGTAATCACCACCCAGCCGGCTACCCGGCGCGCCGGGCTTATTGCCAACGGTGTTAGTGGCGCTCACTACTGAATCTAGATTATTTCGTGTTGTAGTGGCAATTTTCGCAGCAGCTGCTGCGGCATCAGCGGCAGTATCTGCGATGCCCTGGGCGAATGCGCTACCGACCGCTTGACCGGAGTAGAGGACCCAGCCACGCCCGGAGAACGGACCTTTCTTCGCTGGTGAGAAGGGGAAGAAGTCCCGGGCGGCGCCGACTGCGTTATTGGCGGCTTCCTCAATTTGGCGTTGGGTGTCTGCGATGCCCTGGGCGAATGCTTCGCCTAGGCTGCGCCCGGCTTCTACCATGGGGGCTGCGGCTTCGTCGAAGGGGCGTCGTATCTCTTCTACTACCTGGTTGGCTTGTTGGACGTGTTCGGAGATTTCCGAATTGACCGCGGCGGTGAATTCCTGTATTTGCCTGGTCACTTGACGGTATGTTTCACCCGCTTGGCTAGCGAACTTGGTCAGCACCTGGGCTGATTTCGTACCCAAGTACTTCTCCAGAGTCCCGTAACCCCAGTCCCCACCATCAAACGC